CAATATAATAATGTTAATCTAAATCCAGATAGTGTAAATTACATTTGTAGAGTAATTGGAGATAGAAGAGCAACATACAGTACTTTATTTGATAAAGTAATAACAGAGGGAGATTATCCAAATCAATCACAATTTATTAGAGTTGAAGTAGCTCAAGCAGTTACAGATAAATCATACTCTCCTAAATTATCACCAAAAGGATTTAGAGCAGTACATAACCCAATAAATGTAGCAGCATTTTCACCAACTGTATCACATCCATCAGCTTCTTATAAATCAGATCAAACTTTAGGAACTGCATATAATAGTAAAGCGTTTTTAGGGTTTAACTTCCAAGATGTTGAAGTAGATAATATGAATTTCCTAAAACCATTACCTGATAACTCAGTAGCTAATGTATCAGGAGATTTTAATGTTGAAAATTATTCTGGACATGCAGATTCAGGATTGTGGAACGGTTCATTAAGTGCATCTTTAGATTCAACAGGGGTTACAGGACCTGCAGCTACACAATTACAATTTACATTACCTTTCCAAGGAGGGTATGATGGATATAAAACATCACAAATATTTAAAACAGGAGAATTTATAACTACCACTAACATGCAAGGTATGGATTTAAGTTCTACAAATGCTACAGGTTATTCAGCATATAAAAAAGCAATTGATATTCTTTCAAACCAAGATGAATATGATATGAATATGTTAGTATTACCTGGTGTAATAAAAAGAATCCACTCTTCAGTAACAGACGCTGCTACTACAATGGTAGAAGACAGAGGAGACGCATTTTATGTAATGGATTTAACAACAGTTAATGATAAAGTAACAACAGCTGTTACAGAAGCATCAGCTTTAGATAGTAATTATGCTGCTGTATATTATCCATGGGTAAAAGTGCTAGATACTTCGATTAATAAACCAGTATTTGTTCCACCATCGGTTATAGTACCGGGTGCAATAGCTGCGTCAGATAACATTGCTGCTGAATGGTTCGCACCAGCAGGTTTAAATAGAGGTGTATTAGGAAATGTATTAGAAGCTAAAATAAGATTAAATCAAGCTGAAAGAGATAGCTTATATGAAGGTAAAGTAAACCCAATAGCTACATTCCCTAGAACTGGAGTTTGTATTTGGGGTCAGAAAACACTTCAAACAAGACCAACAGCATTAGATAGAATTAATGTTAGAAGATTATTAATCGCAGTTAAGAAATTTATTGCAAGTTCTTCTAAATACTTAGTATTTGAACAAAACACAATTCAAACTAGAAATAGATTCTTAAATATAGTAAACCCATATTTAGAGTCAGTACAACAAAGACAAGGATTATTTGCTTTTAGAGTAGTAATGGATGAAAGTAATAATACACCAACAGAAATTGATAGAAATCAGTTAGTAGGGGGAATTTATTTACAACCAACAAAAACAGCTGAATACATAATTTTAGACTTTAACATCTTACCAACAGGAGCTACTTTTGATAATGGTGGTGGAGGAGGTGGTGGCGGAAGCTACTAAAAAAAAGAAAAAATTTATATTTATAACGGAACAATAAAAATACAATAAAGATGGCAATATTAAACACAAACGAAATGATGTTCACAGCATTTGAACCTAAATTACAAAATAGGTTTGTAATGTACATCGATGGGATTCCAGCATTTTTAGTAAAAAAGGTAGGAAGACCTAACATCTCATTTAATGACGTAACTCTTGATCACATTAACGTGAAAAGAAAAATTAAAGGAAAAGCTGATTGGCAAGATATTACAGCTGATCTTTATGATCCTGTAACACCATCAGGAGCACAAGCAGTAATGGAATGGGTTCGTTTGTCACACGAATCAGTTACAGGTAGAGATGGTTATTCTGATTTCTATAAAAAAGACATTAGATTTAACGCTTTAGGTCCTGTAGGTGATGTTGTTGAAGAATGGATCTGTAAAGGTGCTTATTGTAAAGCAGCTAACTTTGGAGACGCTGATTGGGCTTCAGACACACCAATGAATATTTCAATCACTATTAGAATGGATTACGCCATCTTAAATTACTAATAGTAATAATTTTATAAAAAAGAAGCGCCTTTTTGGCGCTTTCTTTGTCTCTCTATATATGTATATCTGAACTAGTTTTAATAAATAAATAACGTTATGGAACAAACACAACAAAAACCTAAATTTCCTTCCGAAGAAGTAACATTACCCTCAAAAGGTTTACTTTATCCTGAAGGATCCCCACTAAGAAGTGGAGTCATAGAAATGAAATATATGACAGCACGTGAGGAAGATATCCTTACAAATCAAAATTATATATCAAATGGAACAGTAATTGATAAATTATTACAATCTCTTATTTTATCTCCTATTGATTATAGTGAATTATTAATTGGAGATAAAAATGCAGTATTAGTAGCATCTAGAATTCTAGGATATGGAGCAGAATACTCTTTTAAAACACCACATCCAAAAACAAACGAAATAGAAGTAGTAACTGTTGATTTAACAAAAGCAGATGATATATACATTGACGAAAGTATAATGGTAGAAGGTAAAAATGAATTTGAATTTACTTTACCTACTTCAAAAAGACAAGTTACATTTAAGCTTTTAACACAAGCTGATGAGAAAAAAATTGAAGCTGAATTAAAGGGACTTAAAAAACTTAATAAAAAAGCAGATCCTCAATTAACTACAAGGATGAAACATTTAATTTTATCAGTAGATGGTGATTATGAAAAAAAGACAATAAGACAATTTGTAGATGTAGAACTATTAGCTAGAGATGCTAGAGCATTAAGAACTTATATTACTAGCATACAACCAGATATTGATTTAGATTTTAACATTGAATTTGAAGATGGGCATATTCAAGAAGGAGTAACAGTTCCTATCAATGCTAACTTTTTTTGGCCTGACGTCGAATTATAGACAATTATTGTATACTGAGATCCATGATCTCGTGTTCCATGGCGGCGGTGGTTTTAAACATTCAGAAGTATACGATATGCCCATTTGGATGAGGAGGTTTCATATAGACCGAATCAACGAATATAACAAAAAACAAAATGAAGAAATAGAAAAAGCTAAAGGACGTTCAAATATAGGTGATGGTGAAATATCTAGACCTAATATAGATCCTTCTTCTAATTTTTATTTTAATAAATAGGAAAGGTGCGTAAGCACTTTTCCTTTTTTTATATTTATACACGAATAACCTTATATTATGGCGGAAGACGATAAAGAATTTAAAGGAGGACCAGACGCAAGAGCAACTAAGAATCTAGACAAATACTATGATAGAGTAGTAGACTTAAATGATCAACTTAGATTTGCTGTATCACTTGTTGAGGACAGAACAACTATTGAAAAGAAAGCACTAAACTTATCTAATTCATTAGTTGATGCTGTTCAAAAAATGAAATCAGGTTATAAGGATACAAAAGACGTTCAAAAAGATTTAACTAAATTCCAAGGTAAATCAGAAGAGTTAGAAAAACAAAAGCAAAAGATCCTTAAAGACAATAAGGATATAAATCAAAAAGCTATTGGATTAGCAGCTAATATTGAAAAAGGCTTAGTTAATCAAAAAGCAAAATTAGCCCAAATGGCTGAGGATAAAGCCAAAGGTCTTAAAATAGATACAGAACTTCAAACAAAAATCCAAAACCAAGTAGCAAGTCAAGAAAAAGGTCTGGCAACTCGTATTAAAAATATGAGTGCTGAAGAACGTCAACTTTATATTATTAATAAAACTAAACAAGAAGTTGATGGTATAGTAGATGGTTTACAAGAAGAAAATGCACATCAGGAAAAGATCAATAAAAACATGGGTCTTACTGGTAAACTTATGGAAGGTGTATCAAAAATTCCTATAGTAGGTCAATTTACAGATGCAGATGGTATTTTAGAAAAAATGAGAGACCATGCAGGTGAAGTTGATGAGAATGGTAAACTTATAAATAATAAATTCTCTACTATGAAAGTAGGGATTAAGGAAGCAGGTAAACAAATTAAAGAGGGAATGTTAGACCCTCTAACTATTATTACTGCTTTAGTTAAAGCGGGTCTTGCTTTTGATAAACAAATAGTTGGATTGCAAAAAGGAATGGGTATATCCCGTGAAGAAGCAACAGGATTAAGAAATGAAATGACCCAAGCTGCAGCAGCTTCAGGTGATATGGCCTTAAATGCTGAAAGAATGTTAAAAACATTCTCTATGTTACAAGGTGAGTTAGGAGTAGCAGCTAACTTTTCTATGCAAATGACAGAAGATGCTACTGTTTTATCTGAAAAAGTAGGTTTATCTAGTAAGGCAACAGCAAATTTTGCAAAATCATCTTTAGTAGTAGGTAAATCTATAGATAAACAATATAAAAACTCATTAGGTATAGTAAGTTCAATAAGAGCGGCAACAGGTGTAGCTGTTCCTTTTAAAGAAACATTAGAAAAAGCAGGTAATGTTACAGGACAAATTAGAGCCCAAATGGGGGGTAGTCTTGAAGAAATAACAAAAGCAGTAGCAACAGCATCTGCTCTTGGTATGGAATTAGAACAAGTAGCAGCAGCAGGAAATTCAATGCTTAATTTTCAATCATCTATTGAATCAGAATTAGAAGCAGAATTACTTACTGGAAAAGAATTAAATCTTGAAAAAGCCAGATTACTAGCATTAACGGGAGACTATGAAGGATTATCAAAAGAAATAGCAGAACAAGCTGGTTCATTTTCAGAATATAGTAAAATGAATGTACTACAACAAAATGCTTTAGCTAAATCATTTGGAATGTCATCTAATGAAATGTCTGATATGTTAATGAATCAAGAAATGATGGGTAAAACAGCTGAGCAATTAAGAGCTGAAGGAAAAGAAGATTTAGCTAAAAGAATGGAAGCTAGAAATGTTGAAGAACAAATGGCTGACGCAGTAATGAAATTAAAAGGAGTATTTGTTGATTTAGTTGGTGGACCTGTAGGACAGTTCTTAAATATATTAACTGCTGTTTTAGAACCTATAAATTTATTATTTACAGGTATAAGTAAAATATTTGGTATGTTTACAGGAACTACTGAAAAAATGAGCGAAATGGAATTAATTATGGGAGCTATAGGAGTAGGAGCAATGGCATATTTTGCTACAGTAAAAAGTATAGCTCTTATAGAAAAAGGTAGAGTTGCCTTAAAAGCAGCATATAATATAAAAGAAAAAATAGGAATTGGGTTAGCTAAAACTAGAAATTTAATAGATAAAAAAGGATTAGTAAAAGGTATAGGAGCAGCAGCAATGGGGGTTATAAAAAGTTTAGGAGCAATACCTGTTATTGGAGCAGCTTTAGGTATAGCTGCAGCTGCAACAATAGGAATTATGGGTGCTAAATATTTAAATAAAGCAGAAAAAGGAGGATTTATAGGAGGAAATAGACACTCAGCGGGAGGTACAATAATAGAGGCAGAACAAGGTGAATTTATAATGAGCCGACAAGGAGTACAAAGCGTAGGATTAGGTAATCTATATGCTATGAATAAAGGAGGAGGAATAGTAGGAGGAAAAGCAGAAGCAGGAGGAGAAGTACCTAGTAGCGAAGGACCTAATTTCCAAGGATTTACAGATGCTGTTATAAATGCAGTAAGTAATACTAAACCAGGAGTAGTAGTAGCTTCTCCATTTGGTTTAAATGAAGTAAATTATCAATCAAGAAATGAAAATTTTAAAACAAGATTTGAATAGAATATATTTATAATAAACAATAAAACAAATAATTATGGGATTAAAAGATTTAAAATCAAATTTAGATGTAGTAGGGGGTTTTGGTGGGGCACCTAATCAAACTTCTACAAACCAATCTACAATACCGGGGGCATCAGTAGAAAATGCTGTACCTGATCCTAATTTTAATACTTTAGGGGGAACAGCAAACTCTCCCTTTAATAGTCAAGATCATTTAGTAGATTTAATGGAAGATACAGTAGTAAAATCTGGAAATACAGGTTTAACATATGATCCACAACAAATGCAAGGAATACAACCAGGACCTCCGGGGGGAGACCAAGACTTAGATGGTAACCAAGGTCCTCAATTCCAAAGACCTACAGATATAGCTTCTCAAGTACATGAAAGTTCATTATCTTTAGTACCGGGGGGTTCACAGAATTCACCTTATCAAGATTTAGATGGATTAGCTAATAATCCTAGCTTTGCAGATGAAGGAGGAGGAGGTAAAAAAATAGATAATGTAGATTTACATGAACATTTATTAACAAACGAATACCAATATTCTCATAACACACCTGTAGTTACAATAGATGCGGGATCAAAAGATCTAAATGGACTTAGTAATAATCCTAGCTTTGCTGATGAAGGAGGAGCTGGCAAACAATTAGGTGGTGTAGATTTACATGAAGGTCTACTAACACAAAACTACCAATATAATCATGGGGGAGCTAATTTCTCAACCGTTACTATAAATGCAGGATTAAAAGATTTAGATGGGGGACTACCATCTAATGGAGAATATTTAAATAATCTTCCATCATAATAAAACAAAATGGCTTTAAAAACCCTTCTTACAGACTTAACAGCTGGGGCAAATGCTTATCCCAACCACAATACTCCTTCAACAGCAGGGGGGTTTAATTATGGGAAATCTTATACGCCTGTTTTTGAAGGTATATTTAGACAAAAAACTTTTGAGTTTGGAAAAGGAAGAACATCAGATAGACCAGGAGGAGAATTTAGTAATGAACCTTATTTATACAGCGGAAAATTATCTGCTGATCAATTACCAGATGTTCCCAATCCAGGAGACACAGGATTTTTAGATCAAGTAGGTGATTTTGTAGATAGTGCTACTGATGGTTTAATTAGAGGGGGTTTATTAACTTCAATTAAAAGATCCGCTCAGGATGTTTTAAGATTAGGAAAATGGGCATATGATGGTCCTGGAGGACCAGCATGGTTAATTACCCAAACAGGTTTACAAAGATCAAATCCTAAAACAGAAGAACAACCAGTAAGTTTATTTGGATTAAATTTAGGGGGAAGAAGTAGAATATATAATCCTTTAGGTATAAATACATTAGCTCAAGCTTTTACTAATTTTTCAGGACTTCATATAAATAGAGCAGGGGGGTTACCAGGTTCTTATGGTATAAAACAAGGATATGGTGTCGATTCAACAGAAGATACTAAATACGAATACCAAGTAAGAAATAATGCTGATAATTTAGGTAACGTAGAAAATATGAACTTTGCAGGTTCTGCTAATAGAATGATATCATTATACGATGCTAGAATATTAGGTAATGATGATAGTGGTGGGGGGCAAGGAGTATTATATGATTATAGTGGTGGTCCTCATTCAGTATATGGTATAGGTAAAACTACTCTTAAACGTTATGAATTTACAAGAGGAGATTCTTCTAAATTAAATAAATTAGGAATATTAAAAAATTCAACAGCAAATTATAATGCAGGTATAGAATCAGGTGATCAATCCTTTTCTCCTTATAAAATATCAGCTGCAGACTTAAGACAATCAGTATTATATAATAAGAAAAAAACGGGGGGTCCTTATGGGGGTTCTGGTGATTCTCCAGGATTTTCAGATATAAATGGTCGTAAATTAATATATAAAAACACAGATTTTGATGTAGAAGGAGCATATAATGTAAAAACAACAGAAATAACAGACTTTAGAAAAGATATGGGTAGAGGTTATTCTGATTATCAATTAAAAACAGGAGCAAATGGGGATGGTGTAAGATATATTAGAGAAGAAAGAGTAAACACAGGTAATCCGGGAAAAAGAATAAATAGAGCCGTAGATAAATTAGGAAGATTAGATTACACAGTATATAGTCCAGAAACAGTAGATAAAATAAATGCTTTAGATATAATAAGAACTAAAGGAGATTTTACAAGCCAAAAGTATAGAGATTTAATTAGATTTAGAATAGAAGCTATAGATTCAGATCAACCTGATGAAGCAGATTCTATGATATTTAGAGCATTTTTAGACAGTTATAATGATAATTATAATGCTTCCCATAATAATTTTAAATATAATGGTAGAGGAGAGAATTTTTATACATATAATACATTTACAAGAAAAATATCAGTTTCTTTTAAAATAGCAGCTCAATCACGTCATGAAATGATGCCCTTATATAGAAAGTTAAACTTTTTAGTAAGTAATGTAGCTCCTGAATATAAAGTAACAAGAATGAGAACTCCCTTTATTAGACTAACTATTGGTTCTATGATAGATAGGACCCCAGGTATATTAAATAGTGTATCCTTAAAATGGGATAAAAACTATCCTTGGGAAATAGCAATGGATGGACCCGAAAAGAAAAAAAGAGACATGTTAGTATTACCTCATGTATTAGATGTTAGTGTTCAATTCACTCCAGTACATAATTTCTTACCACAAAAATCTATTACAGATTCTCCATTTATATTATCTCATACAAATAATAGAAGTTTACAAACGGGTGAACAATGGTACAGTCAAGGTGCAGCTGAAAATTTAGATGAAGCTAGTTTAGAAGGATTAAGAGAAAGAATGGGATTAGATCCTCTTACACCTTTACAAGAAGTAATAGCTAATGAAGGAGGAAATCAAGAAACAAAAGACGATATAATTAACGGTAATGAGGAAGGAAATAATGGAGAAGATAATTCATCTAACACTACTCAAGCAGGAACAGATGGAGCAGGAGGAGCAGACGGAGGAACAGGGGGTGCAGATGGAGGAACTGGAACACCACCACCACTACCACCTCAAGTAGCAGCACAAACTGCTGCATTAAATATTGAAGATAAAAAAGCAGCATCTAAAAAAGCAGCACAAATTCCTAAACCAAAAACAGCTATGAAGGCTGCTAAAGAAACAAAATTTATTGAAGAAAGAAAAATGCCTGAAGATTTAGAACCAGGAATGGTAGTAGGAGAAATACAAGGATTAAATATATATTATAATGAATTTAAAGATAGAAATGGTCAAGATGCCGTAGAATTATTATGTGGTGTTAAAAT